ATCTCATTGTGACATAAGAAATTATGCTGCAAAACTCACAATAACTGCGCCGGTTGAATGATCCATCCTAACACAACACTATAAGCCCAAATGGTTACTGAAGATCTTGACGATCTTCTATAGGAATCCAAGCTTGAGAATATACCGGAAAGAGCTCTGAATCCTTCTCAAAAAGAAAGGAATCAAAGGCCCTAAGGCATTCATGAAGTTCCTGGTCCTCGAGGTAATCCCTCGAGAAATCAAGATAATCATGGTTCTCAGGAAGATCAAAGAGCATAGGCTGAAGAGACTGGTTGGTTGACCCCTTAAAAAGGGTTCGCTCAAAGTCTTCTTTTACCATAACTCGAGGATCAAATTGGAGGTTCAGATGACATAAAAAGTCCCGAGGAATCGATAAATCACAAAAGTCAAAAATTGACTTAATTGTGGATTGACAATTCTCATGACAATTCATTGTTTTCAAAAGAACCAACTTCCTATATTCAGAATAATCAAACCCAATTCCTCCTTGCAAAAAATTTGATAAAAAGAGCTCGTCTATCTGCTTTTGAAGCAGTTTTCGAATCTTCGCATCAGAACAAGGTATCTGTAGGGAATGAAGGAAACTAAGGGATGGAAGATGTTTTATATCCTGCTCGAGAAGTATATCTCTTAAGTGAGGATGTGTATGACATCGTTTCGTGACCCGTTCCAAGTGTACAACACGAAGAAAATCTTCATGAAATTCTTTACTTGTCACAGGTTCGAGGAAACAATCCATTCTTTGTTCCAATTCTGAAATAACCTTCTCTTGTTTACTAAGATAAGGAATTGAAATACAATCTTTCTGAGGATTTATCTTCTCAAAGAGATCGTGTAAGTAACAGAGTTTGATAGTGCGGTGGGTTCTCTTGGACTTTTTGTCCAGATCACCCCAAGAAAAAGATAGTCCGCCATGAGACATGGGGACATCGATATCTCGCACTGTTCGACTCAACTTACTCCTGTTAACAGACTTGAAGAGGTCATGGACCTCGTTTGAATCTGTCTCAGGCATCATCAATTCTAAATCCCTTAAACATTCGCCTAATACCTCAGATCTTCTATCTAAGACTTTCTGCTTTCCCGAACCCACGATGGAGCCATCGATCACAAGTTGTGAATTGACGGTCCCATACCGCGGGTGAATGTAGTTCTTCCCAGCGGAGAGATCGAGTCCGAAATTTCGGACTTTTTCCTTCCATAAGGGATAAACTTCTGCGGGAGCTCGCATAAGAATGTCATCTCCATTTATTAAATATTTTTCCGGAGATACACCAGCGAAGCTAGCAGTACAGTCATTTAAGAGACATAGCAACGGAAAAGAAAGTAAGGATCCCATGAGTTGGCCTGACTCCTGTAAAACAGGTTCCAGATCAAATCTTTTCGGATAGACCAGTAAATGGGGAGAAATCTCCTTAAGAGCCCACCGTTTGGTAGGTTCGTGGTCAATACTTTCTAGGATTCCCTCTAAAAGAGCTTTCGAGCCCTCAATGGAGAAAGAATCCGTTGCTGCTGAGTAATCACCTGAAATCCATACGTCATCCACATTGGACTGCCCATGAATTCGCTGAATTGCGGATTCAAGGCGGTTAGTCCCGTGGGTAAGGCAGAATTGTGGTTCGTCATTTAGAGCGAGCCACATTGCCCTTTGTAATGGTTTCAAACAAAAAGTATCTCCTTTTCCCGCCGTAATCGTTCTCACCTTGAGGGGTTCCTTAATAGGTTCCACTCTAACAGGTAGAGGATGAGAAGGCGGATAAGCCGGAAAATTCAAACACTGGTTAACAGGTTTGGGTTCTGGAAGGGGGAAACCCGTAGATTCATTGATGCCTGATTGATTTAATAAATCTTTCAGTTTGTCAACGTTACTATTGGTGTCCTCCTCGATTACTTTTTGAGTCCAGGTGTTGCGAATATTTTCGTGGTAAGCTTTGCGTAGTCGAAATATGTCCTTTAGAACACGTAAATCAGTAAAAGGCTCCCA